ATGTGTCGGCTGGGTTTGCAATAGCTATGAGTATAGCTTTATAAAGGAGAAATATGGCACAAAATTTTAGAAGATTTACAAGTAACGCAGTAGGCACAGGTGCTACAACTGTATTCACCGCAAATAGTTTTGATACTGTTGTTGGAATTAGTTTAGCTAATGTTCACACCAATGCAATAAATGTGCATTGTTATATTAATGATGGCGCAAACGATATAAGTTTAGTTAAAGATGTTTCTATACCAGCAGGGTCAGCTTTGCAAGTATTAGATGGAGGGGCAAAGTTTGTAGTACAATCTGGAGATGCGCTAAAAGTTTTATCTGATACAGCTAGTTCTTTAGATGTTTGGGTTTCTGTAGTAGATGCAATTAGTACATAGGAGGATAATATTCCATATATAGGACAACAACCAGCAACTTCCTTTCACTCGTTAGTGAAACAAGATTTTTCTGTTAGTGCAACGACAGGTTATACACTTTCACAATCAGTAACGAGTGCTAACGATATTGCTTTATTTATTAATAATGTAAGACAAGAACCTACTTTTGCTTATTCTGCATCTGGTACAAGTTTGACACTAACAGCTGCAACTGCATCTACAGATGATATGTACTGTATTTATTTAGGCAGGGCAGTAGGTACAATTAATCCTGCAAGTGGTAGTGTTGGTTTAGCACAGTTATCAGCTACAGGCACAAAAAATAGTAGCACATTTTTAAGAGGTGATAATAGTTTTGCAGAAGCAGGTGGAGGTAAGTTATTACAAGTTGTTAATGTTCATAATAATGATTATGCTACTTATTCAAACACTAATGTTGACAGTAAAGTGCAAGTTTTTACTGCAAGTATAACTCCGAGTGCAACAGATAGTAAAATATTACTCACAGGATTTATAAGTATGTCCTCAACTAATTCAAGTGTTCAAAGCTATGGTATAGAATTATTAAGAGGTTCAACTGTTATTGGTACAGGTGATGCAAGTAGTTGGAATAGTGGTGTAGGAACAGCACATTCAATAGTGGCTAGAGGAGATAATGCTAGTTATTCAAAACCAGACAGAGCAGTACCTATACATTTTTTAGATACTCCATCTACAACTTCTGCAACAACATATAATTTTAAAGGATATGCTAACCATTTTGGCAGTAGTCTAAGCAATTCAACTTTAGTAATCAATGGTGGTGGTTATTCTTATAATAATAAAGAAACAGGAGTTCCAACTTCAAATATTACTTTAATGGAAATAGGTGCATAATGGCAAATATAGTAGATGCAATATTAGCTTTAGATGAAAAAGCAAAAGTAAAAGTAGTTAGCGAAGATTATGATAAAATTACTTGGTTTGATGACAATCCAAACAAAATTACTGTTGACCAAATTAAAACAAAAAAAACAGAATTGGATAAGGTAGATAAAGCTAATGAATATAAGATGCAAAGAGTAAAAGAATATCCAAGAATAGAAGAACAATTAGATACTATTTATCATAAAGGTATAGATGAATGGAAGAAAACAATAAAAACAGTTAAGGATAAATACCCAAAGGAATAGATTATGCCATTAAGTAAAATACAATCTGAATCAATGAACCTAGCCGATAATTATACCTTTACGGGTACAGTAGAAGGTGCTGGTGGTGGTAAATTATTACAAACAATAGATTCTTATCAGTTAGGTACTTGGGAACAATCAGCGGGAGGAACTACTTTTTCTGACATTAATCCAGGGTCTGGTGTTTGGACAGCATCTATTACACCCTCAGCGACTAATAGCATTATTATAGTTTATTTAACTTTTGGACATATAAGTCCACATACTTCTGGTAGTGGTGGTTATGGTGGTGCATTAAGAATATTAAGAAAAATTGGTGATGGTAGTTATGGTAATGTTACAAATAATTATGGTTCTGGTAGTGGCAGTAGTTGGAGAGCATTATGTTTGACATCAAGAGAATACTCAAGTGGATATATTAGAGGGATGCATTGCCCTCCTTTAGTTGATACTTCTCATAATACAACAAGTGTTTTAACTTATAAACCACAAATAATTGCACACGCATCTGGATATGGAACATATAGAATTAATAGTGGAACATCTCAGGAAAATTCTGGTGGTTATGCTTCAAAAGTTATAAGTCGTATGATATTAGAGGAGAGAGCACCATGAGTGAATTTAATGGAGTAGCTATATTAGAAATTAATAAGGATGCAAAATTTACAATTCCAGAGGATAATCTTGATAAGATTGTATGGTTAGATGGCACAACACCTATTGCTAAAGCTGATATAGAAAAAAAAGCAAAAGAATTAGAAGATAAACATATTGCAGATAAAAAAACAAAAGTATCGGGATTGCGAAAAATGAATCTAACCGATGCAGAAATTGAATTATTATATCCAGATTTAAAGGAGTATTTATAGATGCCCTATATTGGACAACAACCTATTACAGGAAACTTTATTAAGTTAGACACCATATCTGTTGTTAATGGTCAAGCAGCTTATACTATGCAGAAAGACTCTGTTAATTTTAGTCCTGCAAGTGAAAATCAAATGCTTGTTAGTCTTAATGGCATAATACAAAATCCAGGTTCATCATTTACTATATCTGGTTCTACAATTACCTTTGCTAGTAATCTTGTAACAGGTGATGTAATAAATTATATTTTAGTATTAGGTGATGTTTTAAATGTAGGTACACCAAGTGATAATACTGTAACTAATGATAAGTTAGCTACTGCACCAACTATTATATCAAAAGGAGCAGGTGGTGAAGGGGGAGCAATACAATTAAACTGTGAAGTCAATACTCATGGAGTTAAATTAAAAAGTCCAGACCACTCAGCAGGACAAAGTTGGACATTAAAGTTACCAGACAATTCACCTACAGCAGATAAGTTTCTTAAAGTAAAAAGTATAACAGGTAGTGGTGCTACAGCAGTAGGGCAAATGGAATTTGCTAGTGCAAGTGGAGGACTTGTTCATTTAGGAGGAACTACTGCATCTGGAGCAACAAGTGTGGATTTTACGGAAACTGGTGGAGTAATAGATTTTACAAAATTTAGAAGATATTATGTTAGAATAGCTGGTGTTGGTAATCACGGAAGCACTGGTGCTTCCACTTTACAAGCAAGAGTATTTGTAAATAATTCTGTTCAAAGTGGAAATGCGTATAGATATGCAAATCTAAGACATAGATATTCTTCATCAAGTACATCTGGAAGTGGAGCACAAGCTACACAATGGGTATTATTTACCTCTAACTATTACAATAATCCAGGGCAAAATATGAGTGGAGATTTTACCATAGATTTTTCACCATATTATGTTTCAATGTGGGCTTTTGGACAATCTTATGGTAACACTTCATTTGGTGCAATACAAACAACTATAACTTCTGGTGCTTACTATGGTCATACATCAAGTCAAGATGTAGATGGAATAAGTTTTTTTATGAGCAGTGGAACAGTTACAGGAAGATTTGATATTTATGGATACACCAACTCTGCTGGAGGAACTGATTTAGGAGCATAAAATGATAATTAGAGCAAACTCAAGAACACTCGCTGATGTAAGTACAGGTAGTAATATTATAGAAATGTTATCTAGTCCTTGTAATGGTACACAAGTAACAGTACCTAGTGGAACATATACAATGCCTGATATTACATCAAGACAAAGATTACCAACCAGTTATGAAGATATTACTGGTTCAAGTATTTCTTATACACCTCCTTCTGGAACTACAAGAGTTGTATATAAATATATATTTCAAACACAATATGATGGAACTAATTATAATGGTTTACATATAAGATTTTATTTAGATGGTACGGAAGTAACAGATGGAAGAACAACTTTTTATGGTAATTATTTAACAGGACGATTTGAATATCAATACACAATTAATTGTAATGCAAGTTCAGCAAGTACAGCACATGGAGATATTACTTCTTGGTCTGGTGCAAAAGTTATGAAACTACAAGGTAGAGAATACGATAGTGGAAACCAATGTAAATTACATGAAGCTGCTCTATGGGATGGAGGTAGCACAGCACAACTTGTAGTACCTCATTTAGAAATTATATCATTAAAGGATTCGTAAAATATGTCTATCTATAAATATAAAATGGTTAATGATAAAAAAGTAGAATTAACTGCTGACGAAATCAAAGAACTTGAAGCTAGAGATAAAGAGTGGGCTGATGGTGAATTAGACAGAAGGCTTGACGAAATAAGAGAAGTTAGAAAGCCATTGTTTGTAGAGGCAGATTGGCAAATCAACAAACTTAATGATGCTAAAGGAGATTCATCTAAATGGATTGCTTATAGAATAGAGTTAAGAGATGTAACTAAAGGGATTGACACAGTTGATAAAGCTAAGAATCTTTTAAAACAAAATGACAAAAATGATTACATTAACTTTCCAACGAAACCTAAATAAAGAAAGGAGAAACAATGCCAGGACATTATGGAAAAAAAAAGAAAATGATGGATAAGAAAAAAAAGAAAAAGTAATGCGTAGTTTAATGAGGAAGTTTAATCCTGTTCCTAAAACTAAGGGCGGTGTTCCAAAGAAGTATTTATCTGGAGCTAAGAACCCAAAGGCAAGGGAAGCGGAGATAAAAAGAACTGCCAGACTTTATAGGCAAGGCAAACTAACACCAGCAATGATGGATAAAATATCAAAACAAAGGAGTAAAGGATAATCATGCCATTTAGTAAATATAGTCCAAAACAAAAGAAGTTAGCTGCGGTTGCAAAACCGAGAAACAAAATTACAGGAGCTGATTTAAAGAAATTGAGGAAGAAAACATGAGTAAATATTCTAGCATACCAGGTTCAGGAAGATTTGGAAAATCAACCTTAGATAAAGTTTATCGTCGCGGGTTGGGTGCTTATTATAGTAGCGGCAGTAGACCAAAAACTTCAGCTCATGCCTGGGCAATGGGCAGGGTAAAATCTTTTGTATCTGGTAAGGGTGGAGCTAGAAAAGCAGATAAGGATTTGTTAGGTAAAAAGTAATGGCAACTAAAGCGGATAAGAATGAGATGAGAATAAGTAAGCATGAGGAAGTTTGTTCTGAGAGGTATCGCAATATTCATGATAATATTGCTGACTTAAAATCTAGGATGAAGAGAGTTGAAACAATTATGATGGCTAACACAGTTGCTGTTCTCGTAGCTCTTATCTCTGTGTTTATGAAGTTATAACAATGGCTCTCATTGACCCATTAACTGCTTTTGCTGCAATCAAGACAGGTATATCCTTAGTTGAAAGAGGTATTAAAGCAGGAAAAGAATTGCATGAACTTGCTTCACCTATAATGAAGTGGGCGAGTAATGAAGCTCATTTAGAAACACACTCATCAAGAAAAGGTAACACAGGTTTCCTCGGTAAGTTTACAGGAGTTGAACAGGATGCTATCGCTGCTTTTATCCGTAAACAAGAGATAGAAAAAAAACGAGCAGAACTTAGAGAAATTTTTTTATTGTATGTTGATGATGGTTTAAATAAGTGGGAACAGTTACAAAAAGAAATTGCCCATCAACGAGCTTTAAATAAACAAAGAATTAAAGAACAGATAGCCAGAAAAAAAAGATTTAGAAATACTTTAATAATACTTTGTTCTGTAGGATTAGCGGTTACAATATTACTAATAGAATTTTATTATTTGATGAGAGTAAAATGACAGACTTCTATACATTTACTGTTGAGATAGAAAAGAAAAAAAATCGTAAACAACCGCCAACAGTATGTATTAGATTCTTTGGATGTAAGGATATGGACGATGCAAATAAACTTGCAGAACACTTAAATATAATGTTAAATACAGACATGATTGCCATAGAGGGTGAGAGTCTACATTAAGGAGGTAGAATGTTAACTGCTTTAATAGGTCCTGTGACCTCGTTACTAGATAAGTTTATAGAAGATAAAGACCAGAAGAATAGACTAGCT